GCCAGTCGAAGCATTGACTGCTTTTACTGAAACAATCGTAATAATGTCATTTAAAGTTCTGTCAGTTGCAAACGTCACGCTTCCAGATGCGTCGGTATATTCAGACGGATTAAGCAACAATCCATTCTCAAAAACCAAGCAATTACCGACGATATAACCAGCGCCGCGAGTAACCGTAAACACGGTTTGTCCAGAAGTAGCAGTAAAGACTTGCTGCGTGTAGTAAAACGAATCTGGCACAGTAAAACCAATGACGCGACCATAAACGTCAATTGTTATAGTTGCTGCGCTAGATGTTACCGAGTAAACGCCCGGACCAAATTGAGTTGCAAGCAATGGGCTGAGTGATGCAATAACTTTGCCGTCGGGATTGTTTATTACAGACACTTCCCCAGATTGCGTACCAGTTACAGTGCCGCCATATTCAATCAGTTGTCCAGTGCGGGAATCCAAATCAATATAATTGGTTCCATCGACCAATGCCGACCAAATCGACGGATCAAATTGTGATGTATTTGTCGGCACAAATGCGCCAGCAGTAGCAGATGCTAGACCAGTTGCAAAACTGAACTTTCGACCAGTGCGGTTGGAATAGCACAAGTAGTAAGACGTACCGAAATTAGGATCAGCAAGATACCAAGTGTAAGAACTTGGCGAAGTCGGTGGACTAATGCCGTCCTGATTGCACAGACCATAGTAAATCTTGCCGCGAGGACTAAGGCTAAACCCGCTGCCAGTAATCGTGTCTGCATAAGCAATGGCAAGATAACGATTCGTAAACTGGTAAGTGCTTGGTCTCCACCGGAACAAACTTGATGCACTGCTGTACGGCGATGCACCTAAATTGTTGACCATCTGAGAAAAGAAATACCAATCGCCCGAAGGTACATTGGTCAGGGTTATTGGCAATACTGTGTTTGGCGCATACGGGAAACCATCCGGTTGAACAGCAGTAGTGCCAGCAAAGATTAGCTGCGAGTTGGTCGGATTGGTAAACGCAGAGTAATAAAGTTCCACATACTGCGTGATGCCATTCGGCGCAGTGGTGACGTTTATAGTAAACGAAGGATTGGCAGCAGTTGGGTATTGCGATGCCAGCACTGGCACAGCAAGCGTTCCAAACGTAGACGGATCACCTAGTCCCGAATTGGGAGCCGGGGTGAATTGCGTAATGCTGGTGTCACTGTAAACATCAGGATTAAACTCAGTCATAAACAACTGACAAACGATGCTGCCATCTTGCGAGAATGTCTGCGTTACCTTATTGATTCGGAACAGCTTTGCCGACCAACCATAGTTGGCATTGGTCACGCTAACAATGTCGCCAGCCTCTAGCTGGATGCCGATATAGCTGGTAGAGCATCGAATTGACAAATCTTCCCGCGCACCCTTCATCAAACGATTAGCAATGTATTGCGCTCTCACGTTGTCATTGACCAACGGCAGAGAAATACTTTGCTTATTGACAGGTTCATTCGGATAAAGCAACGCAGGATCAATAACCGACAAGTCATAAGACACCGAATTGAATGCGTCTTGATTGCTCTTATCGGGGAACTTGACTTCTGCCACATTAAATGACGATGACAAGTCAGTAGGAGTGATTTCAATTGGTCCGACCAGACTGCTATCGTCAAGGGCCATTGCAACTGTGTATGTCGGTTGCTGGACAATGACACCCCAAGTCGCGGTCACTTCATCGTAGCGCAGCAACGAATCACAGGATGACATCATGTCCTGCAAGTTCTGCATGATGGTGCGGCTAGTATCAATCGCGCCATCAAAGCGGAATCGAGTTTGAACAGATGTGCCGCCCGAATAAGTCGTATATGTAAAGTTGGCGTTACTGTAAGTGTTTAAGTCAGTAAGACTTTGTGTGTCAATTTGAGACACCGGAATAGCAGCACCGTAACGCGTATTGGTCAGGTAGTCATAGACGCAATCGCCCGGAGCAGAACGGCTATTGGTCAATTGGAATTTAGTCGGTTCAATGCCGCGAAGATTAGCCTTAATGCTGTATTTAATATGCACAATTGCAAACGCACAATTGGACATCAGCTTTGACGAATTCCACTGGTAAGTGAGATTCGATGCGGACATTACCGAGACTGCATTGGTGCTGGAATTAGCAGGGCTATAAGAACCGTTGTTGTATAGATAAATATCCATCTTGCCTTTAACGGACGTATCCGATTGGCTAGTTGACGGATCATAAAGAGAATCTACGCTATACCCGTTTGAGTTAAATACAACACGTTTGCCACCCCAATACACATCACCGAATGTAATAACGTCTGAGCCAGTGCCAGTGGTCTCGCACAATGTAATGACGTAATACATTTCCAGATTGTCTGTGGTAATAGACAAATCAGTGATGATGCCGCCAAGCCAAGCCTGACCATATACGACTGGAAGTTTGTTGTCGGTAGCAGGGGGAACTTGTTGGCGATTGCCGGGGTTGGGAGATTGACCAGCGGCGGGATTTTCTGCCGGACTCATCAATGCTTTAGATACAATCGACGAAACAATAGTATTAATTGCAAATGCGGCAGCGGTAGCCCAAAAACCAGACAAACCGATTGCAGCAGCAATGATTGATCCAATTGCAAATGCCGGAGTGCAAGTAATCAATGCACCGATAAATAGTCCGATTGGCGTAATCATTTTGTCCAGTTCTCGTCTGTTTTTTTGAACCCGAATCTGCCGTAATCAAAGTCAGGACTATTTGACAGCTTTGCCATAACAACATGAGTGATTCTATTTTGTTGTTTTAATTCTTCGCCATAATCAATAAACGCCTTAAACAACTTATAACCAACGCTTGACCCGCGATATTCCGGTTTTACCCACCACGCCAATTCATGCAAGCTAAAAGTTTTGTCACACCAGATTGATTGATTAACAACCCCAATCATCAAACCTTTGCCTTGCTCAATAAAAATCACACCCATGCCAGCAATCAAAATATCAAACAACTTTGACCAATATGCTTGGTTGTCAATGTTTTGCAGAAATTCAATGCCACTTTCCTGACGGAATTGCTGCATCATTTCAATAACTTCTGTTTTATCGTATTTGTTGGCCTTGCGAATCATGAATTGGCCTTTGCGTCTTTGCCAAAGTAATAATTGATATTTGTAATAACAGCAACGCGATTCATGCTTGTGTCACTAGAATTAAAAAATGTCCATGACGAATTGTTAGTGTATCTGCCAGCAGTGCGGTTTTGCAGAATCAATTGGATAGACGATGCCGATACTGCAATCGTGCCGACATAAGACCTTTGTTCTTCCATCCATTGTTCGCTGATTGCATAGGATGTGACATAGCCATTGAAGAATTGATACAGACCGCCAGTGCCGCCAGTTGTAATCAATGCACCATCAGTGTCAAAGAATCCATGCCATGCTTCGATGTGTGAACCTTTGATATTTTCGGATAGCACCAATCCAAGCATTGTTGGTTCAATGCCAACCAATGTGAATACAGTTTCGTTCGCAGTCGATTTAATATCGCGGGTTGCTTCACTGATAGACACCAATTGACCTAGCGCAGTAAACGGGTTGCTATCAACTGCCGGGACTGTAATAGCACTGGCAGCAGTCGAAAACAAAATAGTTTGAGTTGCAGTGGTTAGCCGAACAAACTCTGCATAACGAATGTTGTTAGTGCCTACGACTGGCGTAATTACGTTCATAGCACACTCTCGAAAGCTACAAAGTTGCCATCCCACGCAATAAAAGAATCATTGGTCATTGGGATAAGTGTGTAGGTTGGGTATTCCTTGAGGATTACCGGGAAGGTAACGCCAATATACTGACTGCCACCCATTGCCACGGTAGTTCCGTACTGCCCCATTACAGCCGCTACAGGGCTTGTGAGCGTTGCAATGAGGTTTCGGTGTACCGACACATTAACTGTGCTGCCAGAGCCTCTCTGAACGTCTGCTGTGACGTAATAGGAGTATCTATCTACTTGGACTATGTCGCCCACGCGCAGGATGTAGCTTGTAGAACTTACAGATGGCAGACTGCCAAGAACCAAAGTCTTGTTAGCAGAACTGGTTTGCCATTGGCAGGCAGCAATCTGGACGCTAGTTAGCTGACCTTGATACGCAATGTAGTTGACCCAACCCGTAGCCCCAAAGTTAAGGTATTGCTCTAGCGACTTATCAGGCACTCGCAGATTGTTCAACACGCCACGATTCTGACTGTACAGCAGATACTTCATGGGCTTCATCGTGAACTCAAACGGAACCACGGTTTGTATTTCTGCCGTAGTGATGCGCTGGTTGCGGCTGTAGACTTGCCCGACAAATCTATGATCGTTGATGCCGACTGATTCCGAGATTGATAAGATTGTTGTGATGCTCATGTTTACCTCGAAACCGGAACAGAACGGTTTGCAGATTGGTTAGCTGCCCAGACTGACATTTTGTTCTTAGCCAAAAATTGTGCAGCAGATTGAGTATCAATTGCGCTCATGTTGGCAATGTAAGGACCGTTGTAAACCACTTGCGGTTGGTTGCCCATCATGCCCGATAGCTGACCATTAGGAATGACAGTGCCAGCGCGATTAGGAATAAACAACTCCGGTCCATTCTCGCCGACGATTGACGGACGATCCATGTAACCACCAGTGGCGCGGGGAGGACCAAAAAACGTGGTTGTGCCGCCAGCAGTTGAAGTAATGTCTGGCATGGTCGAGGTAAACGAAGGACCACTAAACGCACTTTGTACGAATCCAATCAAGGATTGAAAAATGCTTGTTGCTTGCGCTTTCATTTGCAAACGCAGCAATTCGGTAATCATGTCCCCAACAAGACTGCGGAAACTAATCTTGCCAGTTTTCACAAAAGTATCAATGGCATTGCTCATGCTATCGAACACGGTTGTTACTGACTTTTCCATGATGTCAGCATTTGACAAAACGGAATTCTTCATCGACTTAACCACACGATCCACGCCAGCAGCATAAGTCTGAGAGTATTCAAACGCGGCCTGTTGGCGATAGCGCAAACCTTCAGCTACGCGCAAATCAGCGGCATATTGCGCCTCGGCAGCAGCAAGCATTCCAGCAGTGCCATCCTTATCGCGGATGGCAGCTTCAGCAGCAGCTTTACCGTAGCGAACCTTTGCATCAGCGATTGAATTTTCATAGTCCAACTGAATGCGGAGTTGATCCGTCTCTAGCTTGGACAAATTAGTAAACTGGTTCTGTTGCTCTGCCGCTCGAAGAACTTGGTCGGCCTTTTCTTTGATTGACTCAAGTTGAATGTCCAGCAAAGCCTTCTGCTTTTTTAGTTCTTCCGTTTGGTTGTAGTCCGACAGAAGGGCTTGGTTGTAATACTCTTGCGCCTCTCTTTGAACATTAAGATTGTATTCAGCAAGTTTCAATTCAGCTTCAGCAATTTCTTTTGCCAGCTTTGCTGCTGCGGGGTCTTTGGCTTTAGTCACTTTTCTTTGTGCGCCACCAGCCATTAGACCAGCGCGACCTTCGCGCCAATCAGCCCAAGACTCCGACTCTGTGCGTTGACCTTCAATGACTCTCTTTGCAAACTGTTCATCACCAGCAATCAAGTCAGCTTGCATTTTTTTGGATCGTTTGTAAGCCTCGCCTAGTTTATCGAATTGACCACTCATAACCAGAGACGCACTTTCACCTAGCCAGCGAATGTCCTCGGCAATTACAGAGAATGTGGTTGCTGTATACCTAGCAAGTACTGCAAGAACTTTAACAACCTCACCAACAGCATCCATAAAACCGAATGCGCCTTTGGTGTTTTTATTGAATGAATCAAAAAGTTCGTTCAGTGTAGGAATTACTGCATTGGTAAATTGCATAACCATGTCATTGGTTTTTTGTTCCAATTCGTCATGCAAGTCGCCAGCCATTTTTACTGCTTTGGCATATTCGACAAACTTTTGTCTAGCTTCTTCTGAGCCATTGGCAAGACCAACAAAATCAACACCTTTTGCCGCCTTGCCAAACAACTCCATAGCTATTGCATTGCGACTAATTGGGTCTTGCATTGCGGCAATTCCAGTTAGTGCTTTGTCAAACAATGCACCCATGTCTAGACTGGAAATGTCCCTAAGTGAAACGCCAAGTTTGGCGAAATCATCTTGAAGTTTTTTGCTTGATCCAGATGCAGCTTCGTCAATTTTTTGAGTAAAGGTAGCCAGCATCTTTGTGGCATTGGCAGCTTCACCACCGTTTTGACGCAAGCCCTCGCTAAGTGCAAGGATTGACTCAATGGCTACATCGTTTGCTTTTGCGGTGTCTGCAATTGCATCAGCGTAAGCCAATGCTTTGTATGTCAGTGCAGCGAATGCGGCAGTGACTCCGGGAATGGCTGATTGTGCTTTGCCAACAAATGAATCTAACTGTCGGTTTGCCTCGGCAAGACCCTTCTGGAACTCCGCAGAATCCAGTCCCAGAACAACACCGAGTCTCGCCAGCATAGCCATATTAGGCTCCCTTTAACATCTCCGGCGCACCGGGATTCATAAGCATAAATGTTAGCAATTTGTCATTAGCTTGTCTTTTCTTTTCTTCCTCGGTAAGTGGTGGGTAAATGTATTCATATACTGATGGGATTATGTCTTTAATTTCAAACGGCCTTTGTCCTTGCGCCCGAATGTAGTTAAAAATTCCCGCAGTTAATGTACCAATTCCCTCTATTACCGATTTGTTCCCAATCAAACCATCTGCCCACATTACACAGATGTCTGTAAAAGAATCTGTATCAACTGCATCAGGGTCCGTGCCGTGCGCAATCAGGTAAGCCCTAACTTGCCTACGCACAGACCCAACTATTTTCCCCGCGACTCCGTATAGCTCGGCGATACAACGTGGCTGATTTCTTCAATCACTTGCATCTGCACCGGGAATGGGAAAAGTTCTTCAATCATTTCGTAAGTGATGGTTCCCATATCAAAACCTTTATCTTCGGGGACCAGCATCTTGAACATTTCGGTAATGCGATTGCGAACCAGTGCCTTGTTCCGCGCAGCTTCGCGCATGGATCGTCCCTCGACAACAACATCACCATCTTCTTCTGGCATTTCGCCAATCAAGTCTCGGTAGAATTGCTCTACTTCAGATTCATTAATTTCCAGCATACGTTTCTGCATTGCTTCAAATTCAGAAGTTAGCGGAACCTTGACCTTGAATGTATGCCCTGCAAGTTCAAATGAACGTATGCGAATTGCATCCTTGTTTTCAGCAAACTTTGAACCGAGTGCGGCAGCGAATTGACTCATAGTGTTTTCCTTTTGGCTTGTCTTGCTTGGTATCGAACAATTGACTGGCTAATCTGATTTGCCAAGTCACTTACAACGGTTGAAGATTGACTTTCTAGCGATGGTCGAAGATATGGCCTTGCGGCAACATTGGCAGTGCCAAACTCCATTGCTACAGCACGTGCATCACTTTGAATGCCGACAACGTGCTTGCCTTGCTTGACGTTGTAATACTTGCGCTTT